TGTCCGCCATCAACTTGATTAAGTGCTTTACCTAAATCAGTAAGTCCGCCTGTACCTCTACTAATTTGCACTAAATCATCTGCAAAGCCTGGTAACATTTGTGCAGCAACAGCCATGTTCTTGCTCAAACTGTCTGCACCTTCTTCGCTGGCTCTTGCCATTAAAGATTGGAACGTTGCGTTTTGTTGCAAGTCATTTGTTTGATCCATTAATGCATCTCTGCTTAGACCTGTTGCTTTTGCAAGTGCATCAATTTCTGTAAGGTATTCTTGGCTGCCTTTAATCAGTTGTGCTTGACTCATACGTTCAAGTCTACCTTGCAATGCTTGGTTACTAATGTAAGTTAACATTCCGTCATTAACATCGCTCATTGTAAAGCCAAGATCAAACAAACGTTGACCTAAATCACCTGCTCTAACACTTTTGCTCAAGTCTGCAAATTCTTTTGCGCCTCTTGTAACACTTCCACCTAACATACGTAGTGTTTCACTGTTTTCTTGAACAACTCTGTAAAATTCATCTAAACGCATACCAGCAGTACCAGCAGTTTTAATCATGTCAAAAATACTGTTGTTAAATCCTGCACCAACACTGCTTAAACTTCTAAATTGATCAACTGCACCATCTGCATAATCAATTAAACTTTGTAAACTACTGTTTGTTCCAAGGATGTGTTTGCTAAAGTCACTAACTCTGTCACCACCTGTTGCAAATTCTTTTGCAAGTCCTTTTGCAGCATCAGCAGTCTTTTTAAATATGCCAGCGCCTTCTTTTTGAGTTTTGTTATAGTTTTCTTGAATACGCTGCTGCTGTCTTGCAGCCGCAGAAGCACTTGCACTATTGCTTCTAGTTGCGTCAAGCAGTAATTGCAATGTTGCTTCACTGGCAACACCGCCCCTGCCATAATTCTTAATTTCAACTTCTTCCAAACTTACACTTCCAAGTTATATGCGCATATAAATATGATAGATATATACTATACATTATTTATGCGGAGAAAATATAATGGACAATACGTCTTCAAATCCGTTAGCAAAGCACTTTAGACAACCAAAACTGTTTATCAAATTGCCTAGCAACGGTGCTTTTTACCCTCAGGGAACATTAGAACCAACTGAAACAATGGAGTTTCCTGTTTATGCTATGACGGCTAAAGATGAAATCATGTTCAAAACACCTGATGCATTGTTAAATGGACAAAGCACAGTGAGTGTTATTGAAAATTGTATGCCCAATATCAAAAAAGGTTGGAGCATTCCGAGTATAGATATTGACGCAATTCTTATTGCTATTAGGATTGCAACTTACGGTCAAATGATGGATATGGAATTTACTACTCCTAACACCAATTCAGAACGTGCATTTCAAGTTGACCTAACACAATTACTAGATCAAATTACTACACAACCGTATGAATCAGTTTGTGTACACAACGAATTTACTTTTGAAGTTGTACCAGGTAACTACAAATCATTCACTGATAATGCATTAAAAACTTTTGAAGAACAACGGTTGTTTAGAACTATTGACAACGAAGACTTATCAGAAATTGATAAACTTTCAAGATTTAACGAAAGTTTTAATAGACTAACTGAAATTAATATTGGAACTATTTTTAACAATGTAAAAAGTATTACTATAGGTGATGAAACAGTTGTAAATCCTGTACACATTAGAGAATTTTTAGAAAATGCAGATACTGGAGTTTACAAAGCAATTTTGAAACACGTTGACGAACAAAGAAAAAAATTTCAAATCAAACCGTTTACAATTACAACTACCGAAGAGGAACAAGCATCTGGTGCTCCAAAAACATTTGAGTTACCATTTACTTTTGACCAATCAAATTTTTTCGCCTCAGGATCTTAACTTTATCACTTGACGAAATCATGGAAGAAGTTAAGATCCTAGACAATTCCGTCAAGCAAATCAAGTTTGACCTTAGTAGAATCTGTTGGTACATGCGTGGAGGGTTAAGTTATACTGAAGCGCATGAAACAACTCCCGAAGATCGAGAAGTTATGAGTAAACTGATTGAGGAAAATTTAGAGACTGCTAAGAAAACTCAGCAGCCTTTCTTTTAATTACTTTGTAATTTTGTAACCGGCTTTGGTAAGCATGTCAATTGCTGCATCTACATCAGGAGATGTTTGACTTGACTTAAAACTTGCTTTTGGTTCGTCTTGAGCAAATCTACTCTTGTCAAATCCAGCAGAGCCGCCGTAACCTTTTGCAACAACATCACTGATAATTTTACGCACTTCACGCTTTGTCAAGATGTCTTCACCTTCTGCTTCGTACATGCTTGCATTTGCTCTTACACTTTTAAATGTTGGCTTTGCTCCGCCCAACTGTCCTGCAGGAACAACACCACTTGCATTTTTTGCTGCTGTTGCTGCTTTACCAATTGCAGCACCTGCTTTTTGTGCGCCAACTTTAGCCATGCCGCCTAGTTTTGCTGCGGCTGCACCTGCTGCCTGTGCTTTTGCTTGACGGGCAGCACTTTTATCTGCTGCTTTGTTTCCTTTAGTCTTGAACTGTTTGACAATTGGTGCAGCAACATTACCTAAACCTTTTTGATCAAAGTATTTCAAAACAGCATCAGCAGTTGCTTTCTGTTTTGATGTTTTTAGATAAGTCAGTAGTTCTACTTCCATCTGACGTGCTTCATCTTTAGTAGCACCCTTAGCAGCCTTTTTGGCTTGCTTCATCATACGTGCTTTTTTAGTAAAAGGAATTGCTTCATCAATTTCATGATCCTCAGCAATAATCTGATATACTTGCATAGCGAATAGTCCTTAAGTGTAAAGTTGTTATAGTTATTTATACATTTAAGATGAACTAACGTTCATCTGTGTTATCGCTATCGCTCAACACGAACTATTTGTTTGTGATAATAGTACTAGTTAAGGCATATGCGTAAGCATATGCATTTAGTATTATTCAGATTGTGAAGTCATAATTCGCCCGTTGCCGGGCGAACATGGTTTTGCGCATTATTCGAGTCGCTTCAGCCATCTTGTTATAAGAGATTCAATAGTTTCAAAACTATATTCTTAAAATATAGTTTGCAACCTATTGTCGGAGGCGGTTGACCTGTATCCCCCTACTCTAGATTCGTCATATCAACGGAAGGCAGTTATTCCCTAACAAGCGAAAACACTTACCCTTGGGTTGTATCTGTTTCACAGAGCCCAAATCTTTTAAAGCCTATCGTATACTTCTTCACGCGGACACTCCATACCACCGGCTACGAGCCTTACCTCGGCTGGATTTTGGAGGACTTTCGTCAATTGGGTCCGTTATGTAGCCTATTTGTGTTCTAGTAGTGCCTGGCGTAGTTTTTGTGAACCACCAACTCTTACATTGATGATGCCGTTGTAATATTCATCTGTTTCTAATACACGCCTATCAAATTGTTCTCGTGCTTCAATGTAACTCATTTCTGCTCTGCTTTTGCAAAAGTAAAGTATTTCACGAGAAAAGTTTTGTTCGCCTAGATTTTGTACATCTTCATTAAGTTTATCTGAACTTCCCCAGTAAGTTTGCCAATCTGATTCTTTGTGGCCTCTGCGTTTGTTCTTTTTGCCTTTTAGTGGTGGCTTGGTTGTTTTAAACTTTGCTAATTTTTTGCCTATGTACTTGCGATTGTCTGTTAAGTTGGTAATCAAGTAAACAAATCCTTCGTACTCATCTGGTATTGTGTCAATTTGTTTACCTTTGTATGTCCAACTCATACATTAATTACTTCTTTGCAAGTACCTCACGTGCCTTTTTTGGATTATTATTTTTTCTGCCGTCTTCTATGCTTCTAATATGCTCTTCCATGATTTCATCACGACGAACTTTGCACAACTTTTGAATTTCACTCAACTTTTTACGTACCTTGCGGCGTTTTAATTCCGCAGGACGTTGTTGAAAGATTTCATTTAGTGCAAAATAATCTAATACAGCAAGTATTAGTTTATCGTGAGTGTCATCTTCGATCATTCTACAATTTCAATATCATTTTCGTATGTGGTAAAGCCATTTTCTTTAATAACTTTAAGCACATTGTTTACTCTGCCTACCAATTCATCCTTGTGACTAATCAAGAACACATTTTTGTTACGCTCTCTAGTCATTTTCTTCAGTATGCCTATACTATTTTCCACACCAGCAGTGTCCATACCGCTATCGATCAACTCATCAATGAACAACAAGTTGATATTTTGATACAATGATTCCCAAACGTCACGGAATGCAAACGAAAGACCAAGTATTAGTCTGTTGCGTTCGCCTCTTGACAAGTTATCAAAGTCCAAGTCCTGTCCAAGTTGTGTAATTTCAACTGCTAGGTCGTTTTGGAACACTACTTGATGTGGTAAGCCTATTTTATCTAAGTAATATGTTAGCCTTGCATTCAAATATGCCAAGTTTTGGTCAATAATCTTCTTTCTAATAAAAGAATCTTTGTTAGTCAGGAGTTTAAGGAGAAACTCTTGGTGTTCTTTTAGATTGTTCAACTGATTTACAGTGGTCCAATCAACTTCTTGTAATGCTGTGTTAGTTAAATCGTCAATTTGAGCCTGGTACGGGTCCTCTTCTTGCGTTTTACTTACCAAAGTTTTGTGCAAGTTATCTACGTTGTTTCTATGTTCATATGCTTCTTTAGCAGTTTCATAGAATGTAGACGGTCTACCGTTGATATCACCGATATCATCTAAATTATTCAGCACTGTACGGTATTTTTCGCCAACTTCTGTTTGATATGCCATTGAATCTTGCAGATCTTTGGTCTTTGTTGCAAGAATCTCTGCTTTTTTGTCTTCATGTAGTGCTTGACCGCATGTATAACAAGTTGCATCGTCTAGATCAGCAATATCTTTCTCTGCTTTCTCTACACTCTTGGTTGCTCGCATCAAAGCACTCTCTAATGTTGCTTTTTCTTTGTTTAAAGCAGCAATAGCAGTGTTAAGTTCGTTCCAATTTTGCAGTTTGTCGTGGCTATCCAATTCTTTTTCGATATCCAACTGTTCTAACTCACTGATACCCTTTTCTAAACGTTCAATATCAGTCTTTTGTTTGCTTTTCCATGCTTTTTGTCTATTAACAAGTTGGTCAATGCTGGTTTGAATCTTTTCATTACTGCTGTTAATGGCTTCAATGCGCATATTTTCAGTAGTAATAGCATCTTTAGTAACTCTTACTTGTTCTTTTAGCAAGTTTGCCTTTTCGGATAGTATTGTTATACCTAATAACTGTTCGATAATAGCACGTTGATCGTTAGTTCTCATACTTAAGAACGGTTCTGTATATGTGTTTAATGCTACAATATGTTTAAACATATCGTGGCTCATATCCAGCAGATCGTTAATAGTTTCTTGTGTTTTACGACTATCACCTTGACTATTATCGTCAAATTCTTGTGATTGTTCTTGTTCGTTTACGTAAAACTTGAGTACATTAGGTGATCTACCACGTTCAATGCGGTATTGTATGTTGTTTTTCTCAAAGTTGAGTGTAACCAACATGCCTTTGCTGTTGGTTTTGTTGATCAAGTTGTTACGTTTAATGTTTGTTAGTGCTTGACCGTACAATGCATAAGATAATGCGTTAATAATGGTTGTTTTACCTGTACCGTTTCGTGATCCACTATCGTCACCACCTTGATCCAAGTTTTCACCAAGCACTAGAGTTAGTTGATCTTCATCAAAGTCAACTGCTTGGGTAACATTACCCACACTCATAAAGTTTTTTACTGTAAGATCTTTAATTTTAATCATTCTAACCCGTTGTATATGTCTAATAGCAAGGACTTGTTGAAGTTTTCACTGTCAATTGCTAATATTTCGTTGCTAACAATCTGATCAACACTTTCAAATTGTTCAATGTCAAGATCTGTGCTTATTTCTTCGAGACTCTTCTGTGGAATAAGTGTAATCTCACGACAATTGTATTCTTTAATAAATGTTTCTTTGATAAAAGTTGCTTCTTCGAAACTGATAGGCAAGTCTAGTGTAACTCTTAGATACATTTTACTTTTGATCAGTGTGTCTTTCTCATCAATCAACTGTGATAGTTTAACTGTGCGGTATTTAGGACAGTCTGCCCAGTTAACATACATTGGTTCTGCTGAATTTTCTCTATCGAGTATCATCATACCACGTTCGTCGTCCCATGCATCTGCATAGTTGTGTGGAAATGCATTACCAATGTAGTGTACATTCTTCTGACTTTGTCGTTTATGGAAGTGACCGGTAAACACATACTCAGGTTTTGTCAAGTTTTCTGCTTTTAATTCGCCGTGATCGGGCATCCTTACCATAGCATTCATAAGGAAACTTGGTAATTCAAAGTGTCCAAACATGTATTTGCAATCCATAGCAGCAACTTTTTTCCATTCGTCGCCTACCATCCACGGAACAAGTGCAACATCTTCAATTTGTGTAATTTCTTCCACAACAGTTACACCTGGAATGTGTCTAGCAAATTCTGTGCTTTTAACATCACGTTTGTCTTTATAATACAAATCGTGATTGCCAGCAAACATGTAAAACTTATCAAATGCTGCACCTAGTTTTTCTAAACTGCGGATACCTGCATCCATGGTTGTTAAATTTAAACTGTTACGGTTGTGATTCCAATCACCGCAAAAAATTGCAGTATCACAACCGTGTTCTTGTGCGGTTTCAATAAACCAATCGACAAATTCTTCGCAATCTTGGTTATGAATGCGAGAATTACCTTTCATACCAAAGTGTATGTCGGTAAAAACTGCTGCTTTGTTAAACAAAATTTATACTCCGTGTAGACTTACATTGTAAATGGTAATTTTTACAAAGTCAACCTATTCTTTTTCGGCTTCTCTGCGAACTGCTGCTTCCCATTCGCCTTGATGTAGTCTTGTATAACTTGGATTTAAGTCATTCATTTCTAAAATGTCGTCGCGAATGTTTTGATTTCGTTTTTCAAGGTTAATAACACGTACAAAACTGTTAGTAACAGCGGCAGTGTAATAAGCAAAAGGATTTTGAGATTTTGATTCGTCAAATTGTAAACCAATTTGTGATAATTGAAGGATTGCTTGTCCTTTCATTTCGTCATTGTATGTGTAACCACGCACATTGCCTCTTGTTGCATATCTATCAACAAGTTTCATCCACATTTTAGCAAGTTCATTTGTTGCTCTGCCATGATCGAGACTAAAGTAACCATTTTCCATACCACCTGTCCAATGACTCTTGCCGACACATACCAAATTATCGTCATCGTCAAATTTGTAATGCTGGAAAGGTGGAAACGGCAACTTAACTTTGCGATCTGCAACTGTTTTTGGATTCTTTTTCCGTCCTGGTTCATCAGGAATGTGATCAAATGTCATGATTCTAAAAATCAATTCATTTTTTTCAATAGTTTTATAGTCAATTTCACAGTCGGCAACTTTTACACGTTTGCCTTCTGCTTTTGCTTCTTCATAAGCAATAGTTGAAAGTTTTTTTGCTTTGTTACGTTTTGCTTCTGCAATAGTTCTAATGTTAATTTTATCAATACTTGGTAAAATGATATCATAGTATGCAAATTCTGGTTCAATAAAACTGCTGTAATTCATTTTACTTTTGTGTATCTCAGCCAACATGTCTTTGTTGTTAAGATATTTTACTCGTCTAGCCATAGATTCTCCTACACTTTATATTTATTATAAACTACGCACATATCTTTGTCAACTAAATACTATAAGGAGTATTCATGGGATTTTTTAACTTTATTGAAACAGTATCAGACGTTGTTAACAATGCTTCAAATGTTGTACGTAATGTATCAAACTTTGCTAGTGGTGCACAACGAGTCTTGGAAGACTTATCTGATCCTATAGCATGGATGACAGGAAACAGACGTAGAAACATATCACCTGGTGCAACACCTACTAGAAGAGTAGCATCTCAAGGTCGATTTATTTCGTCTGACAATTATGATGGCGACGACTGGCGTGTAAGGATACATTTGCCTGCTAATCCTAGTTCTTTTGCAGGTTCACCTGTGTTAGATCCGTTAAAATACAGTAATAACAGTATGGTATTTCCAACAACTCCACAAATACTTGTTAGTCATAGTGCCAATTACAATATGTTTCATCCGATTCACACAAACTATCCATATCCTGTATACGAAAACAGCATGGTAGAAGACATTACAATCAGTGGTGAGTTCCCTGTTGAGAATGAAGCAGACGGAAGATATTGGGTTGCTGCTGTGCATTTTATGCGTAGCATTACAAAAATGTTTTACGGCGAAGGAGAATTAAGAGGACATCCACCGCCACGTGTAGCATTAAGTGGCTATGGTAATTTTATGTTTGACAGAATGCCTATTGTTGTAAAAATGTTCAGTATTGATTTGCCAAACAACGTTGATTATATTAGAGTACCGTTGGATGCTAGTTCATTGTCGTCAACTTCGTCAAATAATCAAATAGCAGGCGGTACATATACATATGTTCCAACATTGAGTACGTTGAACATTACAGTTGCACCTGCATTCAGCAGAGATGCAACTAGACAGTTTGATTTAGGCAAGTTTATTCATGGTGATTACATTGGACAAAAAACTGACGGAGGGTTTATCTAATGATTCAGTATGAAAAAAACAGTCCGTATTATCTTACAAACCTAAATCGAAACTATTTAGAACTATACGAAAAAAGAAACATACCAGCAGTTGATAACGATATTACATATGAAATAGAACCACAGTATGCTTACAGACCAGATTTACTTGCATTTGACCTTTATGGCAGTGCAAAACTATGGTGGGTATTTACAATTAGAAACATGGAAAGTTTAAAAGATCCTGTTTTTGATTTTGTACCTGGACTGAGAATAAAATTACCTCAAAAAACAACACTTGATGCGGTATTAGGAAAATGACACTAGCAAATCCTCTACACAAATATACTAGTTACAATTATAGGTGGAAATTTGGGGTTATAGGACCTCAAAATATTCATCAGCCTGAAACTTATAGACAAAATGGTCCTGATTTAACTATTATTCAAAGTGGCGGATTTCCAGATAAAAGTGTAACTACGTTTGCTGAACAAGCATTGGGTGTAAATGTAGAATATTACATTGATAATGTTAATTCTGAATACTTGGTTGTTCCAAACCCTGGTACAAGCAATGCAAATAATATTCAAATTGAGTTTAAAGTTTACGAACCTTTAAGTGTTGGTTTGTTTTTTCAAACTATTAGACTAGCAACAGATCAATTATATAATAATCAACGTGGATATTTAGATGTTCCGTTTTGTTTACAATGCGATTTTGTAGGATTTGATGATGACGGAAATACACATCAAGAACCACCACATACACTAGCATTAAAATTGATAAATGTTACATTCAATGTTGACCAAAGTGGTAGTGTTTACACTGTAACTGCTATTCCTTGGAATCATCAAGCATTTACAGATGAAATTAGCAAAGTTCAAACAGACATCACGTTAGCAGGCGAAACAGTTTACAGCATGTTAGCAGGAGAAACTGAGACAAGTTTAGTATATGAACTTAATAGACAACAAGAAGATTTAGAAGCAAGTAACAGTGTGGTTAGTGGAAATCGATATATTATTGAATTTCCTATAGATCCTAGTTTTGGTGCTGGTACTACACCTCCTAATCTTAACACAAATATTATTAATCCAAACAGTAGCAGTGAAGTTCCTGAGTTTCGAAGTACAGCAGATTTACAAGCACAACGAGAAAGAAATAGACAACCGATTACAACAGGGTTTGGTGCAGGACAAGTAGATCCTGCTCTTGCTGGCGCAGTTGCAAGTTTGCCAGGACAACGTACAAACGATCAACGTGTTGCTGTAAGAACTGAACAAGCGTCATTAGCCTCAGGCGGCAATGTAAACTACATTGGACAAAGTGCTATTGTAAGCAATTTTGATGATTTTGGTAATAACCCTTTTGGTATTGAACCTTTTGTGTTTGATGAAGGTGACGATCAAGTACAAGGAGATGAAGTTTTTACTCGAGGTACTTTGAGTATTGATGCAACAACTAGAGAATTTACATTTGAACAAGGAACAAAAATTGAAAGAATGATTTCGATGATTATCTTGTCAAGCGAATGGGGATTAAACTTGATAAATCAAGTGCCTGATTCGGATGGAAATGTTTCGTGGTTTAAGATTCACAGCGAAACACGCATTAGGAATTTGGCAGAAATTGGTAACTCGGGCATACCTTCATACGAATTTATATATAGAGTTACTCCGTATAAAATTGATGCAAGTAGAATTGCACCGGCATGGTCAGATCAAAACTATCAACCAAAAATAGCACAAGCATTAAAAACATATCAATATACATACACTGGTTTAAACAGTGATATTATAAACTTTGAATTTAACATTGATAACTCTTTTTACAAAGAATTAGCAAGACGTTCGACTCAAACTAGAGATGACACCATGCACAACAGCGGCGGCGGTGTATCAACAGTAAGCCAAACTAATCAAGCAGTTCCAAATACAGGAAATAACAGCGGTTCAAACTTGTCTGACGCAGGTACTACAAGTAGGATAACAGGTGTAGGCAACGAAAGCCCTGGCACAGGTGCAAACACAGCGGCTAGAGATGTTGCAAACACATTTAACAGAGCAATTTTAAACAGTGATGTTGACAACGTTGTTTTAGATTTAAAAATATGGGGCGATCCTTATTATTTTATGGATAGCGATTGTGGCAATATTATTACACCAAGCGGAGGTAATCCTAACATTACCAATGATGGTAAAATCGACCCTAGCAGAAACGAAGTTTATGTTTTAATACAATTTAGAACAGGTGTTGACTATAACGGAAACTTAGTACAAATTGATCCTGGTAATGCATTTAGTGGAATATATAGAGTTATAACATTCCAAAACAACTTTGATAATGGTATGTTTACACAAACGTTAAATTTAGCACGTATGCCCAACCAAACTAATAGTTCTGTTGAAGCAAGTAACAGTGTAGTTGAAGCAAATCTATCTGGTAACTTGCCTTTGGTAATTGGCAATTTAACAACCGAAGCAGCGAACAGAACACTTGAATTCCAACAAATGCTGCGACAAGCAGAAGAATTAGAAAGAATTGCAACTGCATTTTCGCAAAAAGGCATTACTGAATTTGCAGATATTTTAGGCGGTCAACAAATACAACAACTAGCACAAGGTTTGTTTGGTGCATTTTCGCAAGTGAAAAATATACAAGCCACTCTTAATAACACATTAGGATTGTTAAATGGTGGTATTGAAGGTATTGCTAGAGCAGCAGTATCAGATGCAATTAATAAATCGCCAATTGGCGGCGTAGTTAAAAATGTAAACAATATCAAAAGTGGTATTGAAAATATTACACATGATTTGAGTAACATAGGAAGAAGACGTTAATGGCAGGTCCCCCAACCAGACGAACTAGAAACACTAGACGATCAGATGCTGCACCAGTTGCAAGTGCAGGAATTCCAGCCGGCATTTATGTTGGTCGTGTTGTAAGTCATTTAGACAAAAAGTTTATGGGTTCGTTAAAAGTTATGCTTTTAAAAATTACAGAAGCAGGCAACGATTATCAAGAAACAAACCAGTTGATTACTGCACATCGTGCAACCCCTTACGGCGGGCAAACACCACTACAAAATGTTGGATCTAACAACACTTATAGCGAATCACAACAAGCATACGGTTTTTGGGGTGTTCCGCCAGACATTGGAACAAAAGTTCTTGTTATGATGGTTGAAGGTGCAAGAGATTTTGGATACTGGGTAGGTTGTATTCAAGATGATTTTGTAAACTTTATGATTCCGGATGGTAGAGTATCTACTATTAATAACGATAGAGGACAAAAATTACCAGTTGGAGAATACAACAAAGCAATTGTTAATCCTGAAGGCGAAACTCAACCAACAAGATTTCCAAAACCTGTAAACACTGACTTTGAAGATAGTCTAAGCGAAGCAGGATTAATTGAAGATGATATTCGCGGTTTAACAAGCAGTAGTGCTAGACGCGAAGTACCAAGTCAAGTGTTTGGTATTAGTACTCCAGGGCCAATGGATAAACGTGATGGTGCTCCAAGACACGGGCGTGGTGCTACAGGTAAAGAAGCAAGTGTTCCTAGTTCACGTTTAGGCGGCTGGAGCATTGTTATGGACGACGGCGATGACAAGATTTTAAGAGTAGGAAATCCGGGCGAAACTCCTAAAGAATATGTTGATGTTGAAAACACAAACGAAACTGGCGATGTTGTTAGACCTGCAAACGAGTTGTTTAGAATTCGCAGCAGAACCGGCGCTCAAATTTTGCTTCATAGCACAGAAGATTTAATTTACATTGCAAACTCAAAAGGTACTGCTTGGATTGAAATGACCAGCAATGGTAAAATTGACATTTATGCAGAAGACAGTGTAAGTATTCATTCTAGCCAAGATATGAACTTTACTGCTGATAGAGATATTAACTTTGATGCAACTGCCAACATTAACATAAATGCAGGTGAAAAAGTAAAAACTACAGCAGGACAAAGTTTAGATTTTACCAGTATGGATTATACTGCATTTGTTGCAGGTAAAGGTTTTACAGCAAAAGCAGACAGTTACATGGCTATGTCCAGTGGTAAAGCAATCAGCATTGATGGTGCTAATGCTATTAATATCACAAGTAGTGGTGCTAACATTAATATGGCTGCATCGGCAAAAGTTAACATGTCAGGCAAAAGCGGTATTCACATTGGCACTGAAGGATCGTTGCACGAAAAAGTTGGGCAATATTTTAGAGAAACAAATGCTTCTCATGTAAACAGCCAAGAGTACTTTGTTTATGCCAAAGGTGGATTGCATTTGAAATCAGATGCTGATGCTTTCTTAAGTGCAAAAGTTACTGCAAACATAAAAGGCAAAAGCACATATATTCAAAGTTTCGGCGGCGATACACATATGAAAAGCAATGCTGATTTAAAAATACAAACAAGTGGAAATATTAACCAGTTTGCTACCAGCATATTGAGAAATGCAACTGCTACAATCGAAGACAGAGCAGGCACCGCATTTAATTTGTCATCTTTAGGATCTATGAGTGTTAAAGCAGATACTACACTAGATGCAGCAAGTACAGGTGCAATGAAAATTAACGCTAATGCTTCATTGGATATTATAAGCACTGGATCTGCAAAAATCACTGGTAAAACAATGGATTTAAAAACCACAGGCGGTGTACTAATAGCAGAAGCAAGTAGCAATTTACAACTTGAAGGTGCATTGGTTCAAATTGATGCTGGAAATACTGCCACTGGAGCAGCAACGGCCAACCCGACTCCTGCGGTAATTGCAAGTATTGCAGTTGGTGCTATTGATGCGTCTGTTGCAGCAACCGCAGTAAAACCTAATCCTGTTACTCCAGATACTCCTATTATTAGTTTGATTGCTAAAACTCCAAGTCGTATTCCACAGCACGAACCGTGGTTGCAACATGAAAGCAACAATCCAGCAGAATACACTCCAGAAAAAACTAGAGCAGGGGTTGAAAGTGTAGACAGTTTTGTACAACAAATTCCTGACACTTTTGTAAACATTGGTTCTAGATCAACAAAAGGATCAACTACTGCTTCTGATAGGGGCGGATATTCAGGATCGCAAAACTATACTCCTGCCACTGACGGCGAATTTGGAGAAGAAACACTTGGCGATTTTGGTGACCTTAAGCGTGATCAAATTTATGCTATTGGTGATAGTCATGCTGAGTTTATTGCTAACATAGGCGGATATAGAAGTTCTGCAAGGTCAGGTGCAACTGTTGAACAAATTGCATCTAATCAAGTTGGCAGAATTCCTGAAAAAACAATAGTTGTTGTATCAGCAGGTAACAATAACTGGGACAGTGATCCGACACAAACAAAAGATAAAATTCAAAAAGATATTGTAGATCCGCTATTGCAAAAGGGTTGTTATGTGATATTTGTTGTGTTCCCAGATATTGATTTAAGCGGGCCTTATGCATCAACTTATAGCAGTGCTGGATATACAGCAAATTATAATGATGTTAGAAATGCTGTAAATCAAGTATCAGCAAATGGACAAATCGATCTAACTAGTGCAGATATTAATCCGCAGGATCCTATGAAAATTCATGCCACAACAGCAGCATATCAAAGAGTTGTTGATGTTGTTGAAAAGGCTATCGAAGCAATACCTGATCCATCCGAGTTTGATAAGTTTAATGGTACACTAGGACCACTTTTGGCTGCTATTAGAATTTGTGAAATTGACACAGCCGAACCTAGATCGTTTGATGTTGTTTATGGAGGTATTCCTACAAACATACGTCCACAACGTCCGATTACACAAATGAGCATAGGTGATGTGTTAGAATGGCAAAAAAGCATTAGAAACAGTGTTGCAAGCACAGCCACAGGTGCATATCAGTTTATCTACCCAACGCTAAAATATCTAATTGATGACAGAAAAATTTGCAGCAGAGGCGACTTAATGACTCCTGCTAATCAAGACAAACTTGCAATTGCTCTAATGCAAAATTTACAAAAATGGAAAGATGGCCAAATGTCTGACGAAGAGTTTGGCTACGGTTTGTCTAAAGTGTGGGCAAGTATGCCATTGATGATTGACGGTGCTCAAACAAAACGTAATGGACCAGGCACTGCAAACAGTGCTTACTACGGTGGTGTTGGACCAAACCCGTCGACTGCACGTAAACCTGCAAGTTTTATTAAAGAAGCACTTGTAAAAAGTAAACAAGGGTTAGCGGGAGAAAACGAAACTACTGATGTTACAATAGATCCAGAAGCATTAGCAGCGTTGGGTTTTGAAGCAGGAGATCCGTATGAGCAACTAAAGACTCGCAGCAGATTTACAGATTTTGGTTCAACTCAAGGTGACCTTGAAGATGTTGATAGAGTGCATCAAGCCCAAGGCAGTGCCGGTGTTAGAAGACTTCCTTGTGATAGACGATTAATTGACATACTTAATAGAGCAGCCGCAGCAGCAGGTGTGTATGTACAAATCACCAGTGGCGGTCAAATGTCTAAAGCAGAATGGCAATCATATCCTCGTAGCCAACGTAAAACTACTAGAGATAACAAGGATTACTGGATACTTAAAAATGGTACCTGGATACAGGTCCGTACGGGTAGTACAAGGCATGATACCGGTCTTGCTGCTGATTTGAATATTTCTAAATCGAAATTACCTGGCGGCACACTGATTCCTTATAACTTTAGTTCTCCTGGCCGAGGCGAAAACAATCAAATTTGGGATA